GATTTTAACTGTAACAAACAATTTGACTTCAAATGCAGCAAGAATTACAAATTTGGAAAGTAATCTGACTGCAAATGCATTAAGGATTACAAATTTGGAAAGTTCTACTTTAACTATTGGTGGTGCTAAAACATTTTCAAATATTGTTACAGTATCAAATACAACCCCATCCACTTCAACTATAACGGGAGCCCTAAAAGTCTCAGGGGGTATTGGAGTTGTTGGGGCTGTCAATGCTAGTTCACTGTATCAAGCTGGCGCCCCTGTATCTGTAAGGTGGGACTATAGTAATAACACCGCATTCCCACAAAATCCAACGAGTGCTAAGTATTACAAACTCGCGAGCCTTGGTACAACTGCGTCACTCAGTAACGCGGGTAAGATACGAATTTCTGGGACAATGGGTGGATTTGATTACCAAACAAGTTATCTCATAGATTGTTATATAGTATCACGTGGAGTACTTACATACGGAGGTTCTTTGACTGGATTGGGTATTGGCTTCGCTACGACTGTATGTGACATTCTTGTCTATACACAGGCTAACAACACGTATGACGTATATTTGAAAACGTTTCAATATTTTACATTTGATCTTACAATTTCTGGAGCTACTCTCAATAGCGTAAATGATAAACAGGTTTACCCATGTCCAACCACAGATAGCAGTCTTGCTACACCAGTGGGTACACTCCATGGTTCTATTGTGAATGCGTGTACTTTTGTAACGACTGATACGGGTAACGTCGGCATTGGGACGGCGACCCCTGCCTACAAGTTGGACGTCGCTGGGACCGCCAATGTTGGTGTACTCACGGCGTTGACGGCGACTGTACCAAATGATGGTGGCTTCGTGATGGCTGGAAAACCTATTAAATCCACCACTGGGTTATTTTGGGATAGTGTGAATTCGAGATTGGGGGTGGGGACGGCGAGTCCTGCACAGAAGTTTGCAGTAGCAACAACAGCATCAATAGATGGGATAGAAATAATCGGAACAAATCAGACATCTCGTACTGGGTGGGTGAAGATGCTGTCGTGGCTGCGTAACGGGTCATACAATGGTATAACGACTAATGGTGATGTAGGTATCGCATTTAGTCCAAATAATACTCCTAATACTGATAGCGGTAGTGGTTTTGTAATAACCCCTTGGGCTAATACCACGTCGGGGCTTAAAATTATGGACAATGGGAACGTCGGCATTGGGACGACTCCTCAATACAAGTTGGACGTCTACGGTGGAACGTCATATTTTAGAGAAGGAACGACAATTGGTGATTATGGTTCTGGTACACAATCAAGGCATATATGTTATGGATTAAATTCTACTTCTAATGCGACTTATACTTTTGTGATGAACAAAAATAGTGCCTGGACACCTGGTATTCTGAAAATTTTCTGGTGTAAAACGAATGACAATTCTGGATCTTGGACAGGTAGTTATACAATGTACAATTACATAAGGTATTCACTCGGTGGTATAAATATATCTCTCATGAATGGTAATGCTACCGGCTTATCCGTGAGTCAGTCTTCTTCGGTGGATTTCGACTCACTCGTTGTCACTATTACAAATGGTTTAAATAGAATAGTATCGGATATAGAAGTAACTGACTTAGTTGGTTTTTACAGCTAAAATAAAGTATTCACTCAATATAAATGTTAAACTTTATCATAAATACAGTTACAAAGAATGGATTTCCATACACAGGAACTGAAATGCCTGAATATCTCAATGGTGATGTAAATCATATCATGATAAACATTCCAGAGAGTGACGTGGAGCGAGTTTCGAAAATAATGCCTTTCAGAGCGACTCCGTTTATTAAACAGGATACAGAAGGTAACTTTTTTATTGATACAGATGAGAATTTATTTAAAAGAATGAATATCCAAGATACTATAATAATTGAAAGAAACAGGCGACTTTCAGAAAGTGATTGGTCTCGCGTTGATGATAATGGACTTAGCGACGAAAAGAGAGAATTATGGCGCGTGTACCGTGAAAGTCTAAGAAACTTACCATCATCGATTCAATATGACGAACATTATATGCCACTACCATTTGAATGGCCTATACCCCCTCAATAGAGAAACTTCATTTCAAGTAGTTCTTACACGATGTGACCCATAGTGTAAGAACTCGTTATTTTACGAGTTTGTTTAATAATTAAATGTATAAGTACTAGCACCACTAGTAATTGCTGCTTGTTCATGAATGATCGTAATACCATCATCAGCTAATATTTGAACTTTGATACCTATTGCGCGATCTCTAATGGTGTTATTATCAATCCTATTATAAATAACAATTCTTGTAATTGCTCGCATAGAGCCTAAATCAACTTGAAGATAATCATAACTATTACCTGCGATTTGATAACCACTCGTATGTGCTATATTTGTGTCAGTATTAATAATACCATCTGTTAAATTTGAATATGGAGCTGCTTCTGGTGTATCACCGGTCACTGGTTGATTCAAAGCGATGTTTACATTGTTGGTATCATATACCTCGAGTTCTCTCAAGTTAATTATAGCATTATTTACAGTATGTTGTAACCGTACATATCTCCCACCAAAAAATTGGTATGACATAACATTTTCCATGACTTTAAACTGACTAGATGAGATTGCACCAGTATTAAAAAAGAGTTGAGACTCGAGATACATGTTAGAATAATTATCAGTTGCCCAATTTGAACGACCGAGATAGGTATTCGTAAGAGTTCTATCTCCAAAAGCTGTTGATGGTATAGAGGTTGTATTTTCTACACCATTAATACGCTGAAGAAATTCCCAGATGGAACCCGAACCCTGGACTCGACATCCATAGCTTCTCCAAGCACCATCTAAATTAACAGGTGTAACATTTAGTCCATTAACAGTGGTACCGTTATACAAAACAAACCTAGTAGTAGTTGTAGTACCAATTCGAGTAAACAACAGATTATTATTAGGTCCACCACTCCCATAATCGTATACGCGCTCGTAATTATTCGCATCTTTAAAATTGACACTCGAAAATGTAGAAACCCCACCATTTGTAGCTACATTAAATGTGATGGAACCTGCATTGAAGTAATTACCCACAGTAGTGCTTGTACCTGTGAATGACACGACGTATATACCATCTTCTCTTTTGTAAAGTACTGGTAGCGTTGCCCCCCCACTTGCATAACCAGTCGTGTGCTTTACAGCCGGACCTTGGTCGTACCAGGTCACTATGTACCCAGTGGCACCTGCCAGCCACCCATCGAGGTTAAAATTTACTGGACGCCCATACTTATCAAAATAGACATCTATTTCAGCACTATCAGTTGAACGCCGAAGACGAGCTTGTGGACCGGTATACGCCCCAAAGAGACGACGCATCGCATACGCTCCTACTGCTGTAGAATACACCGAAGAACCCAATCCATCTAGGATACCTGGATTTGGTTTGACGAGAACAATACCTGAGCCACCTGTAGCACCAGGTGTTGCAGCACCGTATGCACCAGCGCCACCCGCGCCTCCACCTGTATTTGCTACACCAGGTTGTGCAGCTGGGTCGTTATCAGCCGCACCACCATTACCTGCGTTAATACCACCTAAACCACCTGCTTTACCAAAATTATTACGCCCACCACTACCACCCCCGGAGCCATATACAGTGTTCCATACACCAAATACATTTGCGGTATATCCTTGACCACCATTTTGACCAGCATCCCCCCCAGCGCTGCTACCTGGTTGGGTCGCACCACCACCACCACCAGCACCATATAGTGTATTTGCCCCTCCATTATTACCCATCCCATCTGCTGATAGTTTCGAAGAGACTCCACCAGCTTGACCAGCTGTACCAGTTCTATTCGCCCCACCACCAGAGCCACCAGCAGTAGCACTTGTACCTCCACCATTCGCTAGAATAGCGCCAAACTCTGATATACCGCCTTGTGTATCAATTGGACCACCACGACCAACCTTAACAATTGTATTTGGAGTCACAGCGACACCTTGTCTAAAGACTACTTCACCACCACCAGCACCACCTGTTGGATTTGAACTACCACTAGCTGTTGTACCACCCCCACCCCCAACCACAAGAATATCTGCGTACGTCACGCCCTCAGCTGACCACGTGTACGTCGCTTGCGTATCTGAGCCAGTATAAAGAAACGCCAAAGTTTCTTGGACGCTGAGAAGAGTAACCGCTCCCGACGTGGCATCACCGAATAGGATAGTACCATCTTGATTACACAGTAACGTATCCATATGTTACATTTATAGAAGATTTTATTTAACCCATTTAAAAAAATAAACTCTCACTATACTATAAAATGTCTGGTGGTATTGCTCAACTCGTAGCTGTGGGTGCTCAGGACGTGCACCTCGTCGGTCAACCCGAAGTCAGCTTTTTCCGCTCTACTTATAAACGTCACACGAACTTTTCCCAAACAACTGAACGTCAGGTGATTCAAGGGAATGTTTCCAATGGTGGTATGTCCACAGTCCGCTTCGAACGCAAGGGTGACCTCTTGGGCTATGTCTACTTGGTCGCCAATGATGGTTCGGAGACCAAAGAATTTAGCAACGTTGAATGGCGAACCATGATTTCCAAGGTGGAACTCCTCATCGGTGGTCAAGTTATTGACGAACAAGACTCTACCTTCTCGACTCTCATTGCCCCAACTCTCTTCGCGACCTCAACAGCGAAGTCCGTCGGTGGTGACCTTTTTGGTGGTGTCACTGTTTCTCGCTTTTACCCCCTCCGATTTGCCTTTTGCGAAAACTGGCAATCGGCGCTCCCCCTCATCGCCCTCCAGTACCACGATGTGGAAATTCGCATCACTTGGGGCTCCGCAGCCGCGAATTCCAGCAAGAAGTGGGATGTTTATGCGAACTATGCGTACTTGGATACCCAGGAACGTGAAATCTTCGCGTCCCAACCACAAAATATGATCATGACCCAAGTACAAAAGGCGATTGCCTCGGGTGCCAAGATCCAGGAGCTTAACTTTAACCACCCAGTCAAGTATTTGGCGGCGGCGGATGCTTCAGCGGTTGCTATGGTCAGCACCACTGGGAATAAGCTCAAGCTCCAAATTAACGGTACTGATGTCGCGGATTACAAGTTTGCGAACCCCAACTTTACCAGCGTTCCACTCTACTACCACACTTCTCACG